CACACCGTCCGCTAACAACGTGGATTTGGATTCCCCTGTCGGTCTGCCGGTGTTCGCACCTGCTCTTGTGGAGCTACAGGATCTGGACATTGCGTACAGTAGGAATGCCACTGAGATTCATAACTCTAAAAAGATTGTCCTGCTTGACGATTCTCTGACCATGCAGGCCGGTACGAAGCTCGGAACACACGGCATTGACCTGCCTGATTATGTCAAGAACGTATTCGGCGACGGTGTAAACACCTTCTATCAGGAAATCAATCCAACACTGAACACAGAAGTCCGGCAACGTGGCATAGATGCCCTGCTTTCACAGATTGGCTTTAAGTGTGGCTTTTCCAACGGGTATTTCGTCCTGAATGAGAAGACCGGCATGATTACCGCTACACAGGTGGAAAGTGACGACCGGCGTACGATCCAGACCATTAAAGACGTCCGTGACAAATTGGAAGACTGCATGAATGGCCTACTGTATGCCGTGTCTGTATATGCTGATTTGTATGGACTGGCACCGGCAGGGGAATACGAAACCAACTATGACTTTGGTGATATTACTTACGACGTGGAGACTGACCGTGTTCGGTGGTGGCAGTACGTAACTGCCGGAAAGATCCCTGCATGGTATTTCTTTGTGAAGTTCGAAGGATTTACCGAAGAGGATGCCAAAGCCCTAGTGGAAGAGGCAAAGCCGGAGTTACCATCCCTGTTTGGATTTAAAGAGGAGTGATATAGGTGCTGACATCTGATTATCTGCTCCACTGTACAGAAGGAAGTGAACATATCGCTTCGCAACTTCACAGCCAATTACTCAGACAGATCATAGCCCGCATACAAGCCCGTGCTTCACAGGGAAAAGACTACATCCTGACTGCTTCCGACAAATGGAGAATCCAGACACTGCAGGATGCTGGTTATCTATTGGAAGACATCCAAAAGGACATTGCCCGCTATTCCGGCTATCAGGAAAAAGAAATCAAAGACGCTATGTTAGATGCAGGCGTGGAGTCTATGGAATACGAAGACAAGCTGTACAAGGCGGCAGGTCTGAAGCCCTCTGCCCTATCCCCTCACATGGAACGCCTGATGGAACATAACTACAGACGCACTATCGGAACATGGCAGAACATGACGGGAACCACAGCGACCGCCACACAGCAGACCTTTATCAACGCAATGGATGAGCTTTACACCAAAGTTGCAAGCGGCGGCATGGGCTACATACAGGCGTACATGGAAGCCATCGACAAAGTAGCGACTGACGGCGTATTGATCACGTATCCCACGGGGCATACTGATACGATTGAGACGGCGACACTTCGTGCTGTCCGAACTGGGATAAGCCAGACCACGGCAGAAATAAGCTTAGAACGTATGGAAGAAATGGGTGTTGACCTGGTTTTGGTGTCTAGCCACATGGGAGCGAGGCCAGAACATGAAGCATGGCAGGGGCAGGTTTACAGCCTGTCTGGACTGGATGCGAAATATGATAATTTCTACCTTGCCACTGACTACGGCAGTGTAACAGGGTTGTGCGGAGCCAACTGCAGGCACTCATTCGGCCCCTACATCGAAGGCATGGACAACCCCTATAAGCGTTATGACAATGAAGAAAACAAACAGCTTTATGAGGACACGCAGAAGCAGCGGGCAATGGAGCGTTCGATCCGAAAAGACCGGCGCACTGAACAGGCGTTGAAGTTTGCTATGGAAAACGAAAAGGATCCAGAGGCGAAAACACTACTGTCTGAGGAATACACCAAAAAGCACGACCGTGTGAAAATGAAGCTCGACAAGTACAACGAGTTTTGTAAAGAGAAAAATTTCAGACCATTACCGGAACGAATGCGGATTGCACGCAGACGCCCCGGAGATACAGCACCTAGATCATAGGTGCTTTTTTATTGCGGAAAACAGCATACAGGTAGGTGCAACTCCTACCATTCCGCCTGCCCTGATTGGAGGCTTTCCAATCGTCCACCTAACACCGGAGAAAGCCCGGTATACAAATCATTTCACAGGAGGAATGAAGCAACATGAAGAACATTTTTTCTATTCTGTCGGAACTTGAAATTGAAGTACCTGAGGACAAAAAGGAAGCCATTGAAAACGGTCTCAAAGAGAACTACCTGACCCGGGCTGAATTCGAGAAGAAGCTGACCAAAGTCGAAACTGAACGGGATACGTGGAAAGAGAAGGCCACGACAGCCGAAGAGGCACTGAAGGGATTCGAAGGCGTTGACAAGGACGCCTACGAAAAGACCATTGCAGAGCTTCAGAAGAAAGCCGAAGAAGCTGAGTCCAAAGCAACTGCACAGATCCTGATGCGGGATCAGCGGGACTATCTCAAAGCCGAATTTGACAAGCTGGGTATCACTTCGGAGCGGACCCGTAAATCCCTTGCGGCAGACATCATGGGTGAGGACGGCCTGAAGTGGAAGGACGGGGCTTTCATGGGACTGTCTGACTATCTCGCAAAGGAAAACGAAAAGGATCACTTCTACAAGACAGAAGACGAAAAGAAACAGGATGAGGCTGAAGAGAAAAAGCCGAAATTCACGGAGCCTAAGAAAACGCTGGAAGATAATCCGGCATCGAAATATGAAGTACCTAAGATTTGGTAAGAAAGGAAAATACCATGGCAAGAATTACATCTTTAAATGTTCTGCTCGATCCGACCGGGAAGGACTACCTTGCAGAACTGTACGGCAGAGTTATTGAGAACGTAAACAAACAGCTTATTTCCGCAAGATTCAAAAACACCGATCTCTCCGGTAATCCTGAGTCCGGCACCGTGGAAGCTAAGCGTTTCCAGAACGCAACCGCCAAAGCGTACGGCACTGCCCGGACCGGCGGCAAGGGCGACTACATCAAAGCAAAGCCCGTGACCGTGGCGATCAACCAGGATAAAGAAATCGTGGAAGAGCTGGAACAGAAGGACGTCACCCTGTACGGCGTTGACGGGATCCTTGAGCGCAGAGCCAGAAACCACGTGCAGAGAATGGCGGCTGAACTTGACCGGGCTTTCTTCACTGAGGCAAAGACTGCCGGTACCGCTCTGACTATTCCGAATACTATCACCGCAATTCAGGATGAGGTTGAATACGCTATTCAGGCTATTGAAACCACTTCCAACAACTACGTGGACGGCGTGCCCCGTGAGATGATCAATCTGATTTGTGCGCCTGCGTATTACGGAATGATCCGTAATTACCTCGACAAAGTGACCCTGCCCGGCGTGGATGCCGCCGCTGAAGAGTTCTACGCTTTCCATGGCGTGAAAACCTTCTCCTGCGTACATCTGCCTGACAATACCGACTACATTGTAATGGTAGACGGCGCAGTGGCACAGCCGATCATGTCCCACCAGTATACCGCTGAGAAGATCCCGCTTTCCAATGCCTACGGCGTGGAACTGTTCTACTCCTACGGCACCAAAGCGGTCATGGAAGACCTGATTAAGTACAAAGCGGGGGAATAACAGCCGGTGGTGAGCTTACGGGGCTTACTATCGGCAGTTTGACCTTAACCCCGTCATTTGATGGAAGCGTACACAGTTATACAGCTGTGACTTCCAATAATTCGAATAAGATCACAGCGACAGGTAATGGCGATATCACTATCACGGTGAACGGTACGGCGCACACCAACGGCACTGCCTACACATGGCAGACCGGAGAAAACACTGTTGTTGTGACTGTTGACGGAACTGCCTACACCGTAACCGTAACGAAGGGAGCGTGATTAGATGTACGGAACATACACTGATTACGTCGCCCTTTTTGGTGATGGAGGCTTGAAAGAAGTGGACTATAGGCGGCACGGCCTCAAAGCTGACCGCCTGATGGACGCTTACACGACCACGGTAGATGGCATTAAGAAGCTGAAGGAACACTATCCGACCAATGCCGAAGACGCTGAGCTTGTTTCTCTCTGCCATTGCGAGATTGTAAACCTACTCTGGCAGATCCAGGTTGCGGAAGATGCGGCGCAGGATATGCGGGGCGTTGTCGTGACGGATGCCGGTGTACATGGTAAAGCTATTTCTTCCATGAGTGCGGGCAATGAGTCGGTGTCCTTTGGCTCCGCTTCCGGTTCAGGCACCACAGCCATAGACAAAGCAGTATCCGACAAAGCTGAACAGAAACGGCAGATTGCGGAATTGGTGCGGACGTTCTTGTCTAGTGTGCCTGATGCAAACGGCGTGAATCTTCTGTATGCAGGGAGGTATCCGGTATGTTCGGGGATGTGATCACTGTATTTAATCGCAAAGGTGCCCTCTGGTATCCAACCATACTAGAGGGCGTGAACCTGAACATTGACAGGTCTATGGTGGTTAAGGAATACGGCGAACAAAGCACGGATACTTGTGTTCTGAACGTCCACCTGCCCGCTGAAAAGCCGTACTTGCCGCCCAAAGAATGGCAGGCCCTTGAGGATCCTTCCACAGCCTTCACGTTCACGCCCGGTCAGAAACACGACTTCTTCTATGCAGGCCGGTGGGATTGGCTGATTCCGGTAGCGGATTCCGACTATGGCATGATGTCATTTTATGACTACATGAACAAAAATGAGGATTTTGTGTATGCCGTGACCGGGTGTGCCTATTTTTCCGTCATTCCACATTTGGAGGTGACGGGAAAATGATCAAGCAGACTGTATTCAACTGGCACCGGAAAGGACCGAACTACACCATTGATATGCACATTGATTTGGGGCGGCTTGACGGAAATCTGGAACGGGCGCAGTACGAACTTGACAGCGCAGTCATGGCGCACATGGTTCCGTACATGCCCATGATTACACAGACCTTCATCAATCAGACCCGGGCCATGTCAGCGGCGATTGCAGGCACTGGGAAAGTGTATGCGGCGGCTCCACCATATGGGCGATTCCTGTACATGGGCAAAACCATGGTGGGAGCCGAATCCGGCAGTCCGTGGGCTAGGTTTGGCGAACAGAAGGTACTTGTCAGCCAGTACGGCGGCAAGACCAACGCAAAGGAAAACCTGACCTATACAACCACTTTCCACCCTGACGTACAGGCTGAGTGGTTTAAGGCGGCGAAAAAGGCACACATTAAGAATTGGGTGGAACTCGCAAAACAAGTGGCAGGAGGTGGTAAGCATGGCAGATGAACCAAAGAAATACGACGCAACCGGCACGGATATCCTGAAGGAAGCTGCCAGCGCACTTCTGAACAGCTACCCCGGACTTACTGAGTCCATTCCGTTTGAGGATCTGGCAGAGTATGGCTTGACGTTTTCCGCTGACAATGGGGCGTTGGTTCTGACAGAGCGGCGTGACATAACCGACTACGTGAGACAGGAATGTCAGTTCCCCTTTTTCGTAGTCATGCGTATGTCAGCCAATGCCGCCAAAGATAAAGCCTACAGCTTTCTTGATGGACTCGGAAAGTGGCTGTGCATGGAGCCGACCGACTACGACAAGCCCGAATATCCTGCCCTGTCTGGAAACAGAAAAATAACACGAATCACACGGCAGAACCCCTATGGAACCGCACCGAATCAGGACGGTACACAGGATTGGTTACTGCCTGTGACAATCAACTATCGAAACGAATTTCAATTATGAGGTGATGCACAATGATTGAAAGAAAATATTTAGCGCACTTTCTGGACGCTTCCTTTGGTGGTACGTCCGCTAATTACGTGCGACTCGGCAAAGACCTTGAAGAGTATAACGAGGACCTTTCCCCTGACGTAGAAACAAGCAAGAACATCCTCGGCGAAACATCCGTACGGCACAACGGCTATGATGTTTCCGCTGATGTGGAACCGTACTATGCAGATTATTCTGACGCACTGTCCACGAAGCTGTTCGAAATCGCCAATGGACGCAAGACCGGCGACGCCTGCAAGACTACCATGGTAGACGTGCTTATGTCTGCTCCTGCAACAGAGGGCGGTACGCCTACAGTGGTATGGGCTTACAAGGAAGACGTCTATGTCATTCCGACGAGCGTAGGCGGCGACACGTCCGGCGTCCAGATCCCGTTCACCATCCACAAGGCAGGAAACCGTGTGTCTGTAACGTGGGATCCCACTACCAATTCCATCAGCGCATAAGGGGGATTTATGGCAAGCACAAACACAGTTATTGACAGTGGTGTAATAACCGCTACCTTCACAGACCTTGACGGGCATGTATTCAGCAAGTTCAGGATTAATCCAACAGATATACGCACGGGCGAACGGGCAATTGAGTCAGCGGAGTTCTTCCAGAAGATTAAGGCAGAGTCTTTTGATAAGGATTCGGTGGGACAGCTTCAGAAAGATATCGAGGACAAGGTGTCCTACATATTGGGCTACGAGTCCAGCAAAGAGATTTTCGGCGAGGTGTCAGCCCTGACGGTACTGCCTGACGGCAGACTGTTCGTGGAAATCATCGTGGACAAAATCATGGAGATTGTGGAACCTGAAGTGAAGAAACGACAGGAAGCCATGCAGAAGCGTGCCGACAACTACACAAAGAAATACGAGGGGTGATGACGCTTGAATGGGTACAGCCTGCCAATGACTTTAGAAGTCAATGGTAAGGAGTATGAAATAAGAACAGACTTCCGGGCTATACTTGATGTGCTTGCCTCACAAAAAGATCCAGAGTTGAACCCGCAAATGAAAGCGGTGGTAATGCTGAAAATCATTTATCCGAAATGGCATGAAATCCCACGGGGTGATTTGGAAGAAGCCATGGAAAAAGCGGTTGAGTTTATCGACTGCGGAATTAAAGACGATGGAAAGCAGAAACCACAGCTTGTCGATTGGGAGCAGGATGCGGCTATGATCGTATCTTCCATAAACCGGGTCGCACATACAGAAGTCCGCCAGTTGGAATATCTCCACTGGTGGACTTTTTTTTCGTATTACATGGAAATCGGCGAGGGGCTGTTTTCGCAGGTGGTGAACATCCGCTCGAAAAAAGCAAAGCACAAGAAGCTTGAGAAGTACGAACAGGAATTTTACCGGGAAAACAAGAACTTGATTGATATCAAGAAACCGCTGACAGAAGAAGAACAGGCGCAAGACGACGCTATGAGGGCATGGTTTGAGAGTATGGAAAGGAGGTGAAACATATGGCTAAAAATAGTGGAAAAGCTGACGGCAGTGTGATCATTAACACACAGATGGACACCACTGACATTGACAAGAGCATGGACGGGCTCGGCAAGCACACCGACAAGGCCGAAAAGAAAATGCAGAAGCTGGGCGACACCGTGAAGAAGGTTGGCAAGGTTATTGTTGCGGCGTTCGCTGTCCAGAAGGTTATCCAGTTTGCCAAAGAGACCGTCAAAGCCGCTGAAGTGCAGGAAGAAATGGAACGCAAGCTCGAAACCATCATGCGGCAGAGGATGGGAGCGACTGAGGATCAGATCCAGTCTGTGAAGGATCTGACGGCGGCACAGCAGGCCCTTGGTGTGGTTGGTGATGAAGTCCAGATGAGCGGAG